ATTTAATTTTTCAGGACATAGGGTCATAGGAGCATAACATGGCAGTAACAACAATACCAACAGCGGGAATAGCGGATGATGCGGTCACTCCAGCTAAAACTTCAGGGGTTGGTATTACAATGGTAGACCAATTTAGATTGACTGCTAATTTAACCGCAGACGCAGACCCAATTACTTCTAATTTAGAAAGAGTAGATGATGCTTCTTTTTCACAAATAGGCACAGGAATGACTTTAAGTAGTGGAATATATACATTTCCTACAACAGGATTATTTCAAGTTAGTGTTAATGCTAGTTTTCAAATCTCACAAGATGTTAATGCAGATGTTGAAACTTATGTTTCATCTGATAGTGGTGGTAGTTATGACCAAGTTGCTTTAGCAAAGTAGTAGTTTTTCTAATTTTGTTTCAAATTCCATAGCTTTTGTAAATGTCTCTAACGCAAGTACATTTCGTGTAAAATTTGTTCTAAGTGGTGTTGCTTCTACCGATACAAGATTACAAGGTAATACTAATCGTAACTCAACAGCATTTACATTTATTAGATTAGGAGATACATAGAATGGGATACATCGGAAACCCTATAGTACAGGGAAATTTTTCAGTTATTGATGATATTAGCGGAAGCTTTAATGGTTCTGACACACAGTTTACTATAGCTGTAGGGGGCACCACACAAACAATAGGTTCACTAGCATCGCTAATGATTCATATAAATGGTGTCTATCAAGTACCAGGAACAGCCTTTACAGCGGGCTCAACATCTGGTACAATAGCATTTACAGGACCACCTGCAAACGGTGCAACGTTTTCAGGGCAGATATTCGGAGATACTTTAGACATAGGTACTCCAAGTGACGCAACAGTTACTGCTGCGAAACTAACAAGTATTCAAGGTGCGTACAGAAATGTACAAACTTTGACAGGTGGCTTATCTATAGCAGCATCAGAGAATGCTAGTATAGTGGGTCCTATAACAGTGTCCTCAGGACAGACAATAAACGTAGCCAGTGGTGGAACGCTGGTGATACTATAAGGAGTAAACAATGGCAGATTGTGCACAAGCAATACAATCAATTGGTTCATACGAGTTTGTCATAAGTGGTGCCCCCTCTACCGAAGCGGAGTTTAATTCGCAAGTTAAATGGGTATCTGGCGCTGACTCTAACGGTACGGCTATTTTTGGCTCTAAACCAGATGCTGTTACTTGGGCAAAAGTCAAAGCCGATATGGACAAACAAGACAAGTTCGCTGATCAAAAAGTAATCAACGAATCTGCAAGAGCTTATCTTGCATCTACTGATTGGTATTCAATCAGAGAGGCAGAAGGCGGAACTGCTATGCCTTCTGATGTAAAAACAAAGAGAGCAGCAGAACGTGCTAAGGTTGTGGAATACGCAGACTTTAGCGGATAGGAGTAAACAATGGTACAGTTATCTACAAAAATAAAACTATACTGCGAGGCTAACTCAAAGACTGTAGACTTTACAAAAGACGTTTTACTTCAGGACGATTCTGATGGTAAGGGTCCTTACATTAAAGAATGGAATGTTTCAGGATTAGATAAACCAACAGATGAACAACTTGCTGCGCAAGAAACAGCGGGTAATACTGAAGAAGCAAACAACGTTGTAAGGGCTACACGTAGAGCAGCTTACGGAGATATCGGAGATCAACTAGACGAGATTTATAAAGATATTGACGCATGGAAAGTTAGAATTAAAGCTATCAAAGACGCAAACCCAAAATCATAAGGAGTAAGTAGTGGCATCACAGTTAAAGGTAAATGAGATTATAAAGCAGTCAGGCTCATCAATTACGATTGGTGAGGACGGAGATACTTTATCTGGACCTTTTACGAACACCCCTGCGTTTGGTGTATATGGAAATGGAACATCAGTAAGTGCAAACTCATACACAAAAATAGATTTTCAAAATGAGGCTTATGATACGAACAGTGCTTTTGATACCTCTAATAGTAGATTTACAGTGCCCACAGGAAAAGCAGGTTATTATTGGTTTACTATAGTCTTAGCTCCTGATAATGGTGTAACATTTACTGATTGGAGAGCACAACTTTATAAGAATGGTTCTGCTGGTGCACAATCAGCAGGATTTTTTAATTTTGTATCTGACACAAAAGATGTATCAGGAGATTTTCCTTCTATTACAGGTAGTTGCACTGTGAATCTTGCAGTAGGCGATTACATAGAAGTTTATGGCTATCAAAATAGTGGTGGTAGCCGAACATTTAATTGGCCTTTTTTTCAAGGACATAGGATTGCAGTATGACAAGTAAACTTAAAGTAAATTTAATTAATGACAGTGGTGATAATAATATTATCACGTCTGACGGTTCTGGTGTTATAACCTCCTCAAAGTTTAAGATTGGTCAAGTTGTACAAACATCACTTACAGCTAGTGATTACTTTAGTTCAACATCGTCATCTCTTGTAGAAATCACTGGAAGTCCAGCTTTTAATGTTTCAATTACTCCTACAAGCACCTCTAGTAAAGTTTTAATTACTGGTCATGTTTCCATAGGTTCTGGAACTGGTGCAAGAGTAGGTATTCAGTTAAGACGAGGAGATTCTACCATTATAGGTTCTGCTGATGCTGCTGGAAGCAGACAAAGAACAGTATCTGCTATGAGGCAAGACGATGGTAATTATGCTACTACACTTACATTTAATTTTTTAGACAGCCCAGCTACAACTTCTGCTGTTACTTACAAAATATTTGGTATGGCAGAGGGTTCAGAAACACTACAAGTAAATAAAGGAAATGGTGACTCAGATAATGCAACTGTTTTTAGATCAGCTTCAACATTAACAGCAATGGAGGTTTTACCCTAATGGCACTTAATACATTACCCGCAGGAGCTTTTGCAGATGATGCAATCACAGCTGATAAAATTAATTTAGCTAATACATTTGCGTTTACAGGCACAGTAACTGGTACACCTAACGACTTGGTAAAAATATCTTCAGCTAATGGTACGAGTCTTGCCTCTTTAGAATTAACAAATGTATTTACAACAACTTATAATAACTATTTACTAGTAGGTACTTTCACACCAGTTAATGATGGTAATGATCTTAAAGGATCTTTTATGAGTGGTTCCACAGCTACTTCTGATAGTGAGTACAGATACATACTAAGATCCAGTATTGGCTCATCTTCATCAGCTTCACAAAGTGATACACGAGGTTTTAATACAGATCATTTTAGATTAAATTCATCAGGAGTATCCAATAGCAATAATTTTGGAATAAATGTTTCTGTTTACATAATGAATCCTATGGCTTCATCAACTACCAACACACCAGGTGATCCTCATGTTTTTGGTGACAGTTTTCATTATGCAGATAATAACACAGTTGTTAGAAGTTACTTCGGTGTTAATTATCAAACGAGTGCTGATTACAATGGTTTTAAATTAATATTTTCTAATAACAGCATACAGTTGTATAACTATTGCTTATATGGGTTTAATAAATAATGGTTTTATATAAAGGCGTAAACGGTGTAAAAGTAGAGATGACTGCTGAGGAAGAAGCAGCATTAAGAGCTGAATGGAAAAAGTGGGATGATGAAAATCCTGCTTTAGATAGAGCATTAGCACAATTTAGATTAACAAGAAACAGTTTACTAGAAAAAACAGATTGGTGGGGTGCCTCTGATAATACTATGACAGACGCACAGAAAGAATATAGGCAAAAACTTCGTGACGCTACTAATGGTTTAGATACAGTAGAAAAAATACGAGCATATGAATTTCCAACTAAACCATGAAGATAGATCTTAAATTAGTAGCACCATACGTAGTAATGGCTTTTGGTATAGCCATGACATGGGGTATGTGGTCTGAAAGACTAGATGCTGTTGAGGCTAAAGTAGACGCTATTACTCAGATGCAACAAGACATTGCCATTATCAAAGAAAAGATAATGTGGATGGAGAATTTTTTAGTAACTACACCTAATAGGTAGAAAGGGGGCACGGCAAATGCCATTAGTACAATTAACAGCGCCTCCAGGAGTTATCACAGACATAACAGACTATCAAGCGCAGATGCGTTATACTAACGCAGACAAGGTGCGTTTCTTTCAAGGCTTTGCAGAGAAGATAGGTGGCTGGACTAAACGATTTAGTTCATCACAACTACAAGGGCAATGCCGTAAAATATTCCCACATAGAGATACAGATGGTAGTAAGTTTATATTTATGGGAACATCAACTCACTTCTTTGTGGAGTATAGTGGTCAAGTCTATGACATTACACCATTTAGAACAGACCCTATAACTTTAACTAATCCATACACTACAGGTTCTGCAGGTTCTAATGTAGTAACAGTAACACATGCTAATCATGGTTTAGCTCATACTGATCCAGGTTCTCGTGTTGTTGTACAATCAGCAGTTACATTCGATGGTGTTACTATTGCAGCTCAAGAATATGTAGCAACATTTATTAATTCTAATCAATACAGTATTGTAGCTTCTTCAGGCACAGCCTCATCTGGAAGTCAAACAGGCGGAGGTTCTATAACACTTAGATACTTAACTAACAATGGACCAGATGATGGTTTAACAGGTTATGGTTTTGGTGCTGGTGTGTGGGGTGCTTCTTCATGGGGCACAGCTCGTTCTGCTTCTGGTGTTGTATTATCTCCTAGAGTTTGGTCTATAGATGCGTTCGGTGAAGACATCGTAGCTTCTGTAGGAGGTGGTGAAGATACAATATATTATTTTGATGTTAGTGCTTTTGTAGCGGCTCCTGATACATTTAGGGGAACTACACTAGCGTTTTACGTAACAAACACTTTAAGTGGAGATGCTTCACAGATACCTACTAAAGTTGGACAAGTGTTGGTGTCTACACCAGATAGGCACTTAGTTGTATTTGGTTCTAATCCTCAAGGTTCTTCTGTATATGATAGAATGACCATAAGATTTTCAGATCAAGAAAGTCTGAGTACATGGAATGCACAGATAACAAATACGGCTGGTGAACAGAGGCTAGGTACAGGAACTAATATAGAAGCTGTAGAAAAAGGACGTGGTCAAATATTTGTTTGGACAGATGCAGACGTATACTCTATGCAATTTATTGGTCCACCTTTTACATTCTCATTCTCTGTATTAGGAGAGATATCTGGAACTATATCCAAGAACGCAGCTACCACAATTGAAGGTGCAGCATTTTGGATGGGTGTGGATAATTTTTATATGTATGATGGTGCAGTTAGAACTTTACCATGTCCTGTATTACAACATGTATTTGATGATTTTAATCAAGTACAAAGAGAAAAAGTATTTGCTGGTCAGAATATTAAATTTAATGAGATATGGTGGTTCTACCCATCAGCTGGCTCTGATGATATTGATAAGTATATAATATATAATTATATAGATAATAACTGGTCAATAGGTACTTTAGGTAGAACAGCGTGGGTAGATTCTAATATCTTTGCTAACCCATTAGCAGTAGATAAGCTTGGCTTACAATATAATCACGAGTCTGGAACTGATGATGCAGGTTCTGCTATTACAGCTTTTGTAGAAACAGGTTTCTTTAATGGTGATGCTAATGGTGACAATCTTTATTTTGTAAATAGAGTTATACCTGATGTAACATATAGTTCAGGTACAAATATTAAATTTACTTTGAAGACAAAAGTATTTCCACAAGATACCGAAATAACAAAAGGACCTTTTACAATATCTAATACAGATAATAGATTAGATATGCGTGCTAGAGGTAGATCTTTTCAAGCTAGATATGAAACAGATGCTACAGGTGTGGCATGGCGTTTAGGCACATGGAGAGCAGAAGGAAGAACAGACGGAGCTAGATAATGTCTATATACAGTAAGCCAGCATACCCAGAACCTTCTTACAAAGAAAGAGCAGAAGGCAAGATAGATGTTAGAACTTTTGATACCTTGATACAAGTTTTAAAATTAAAAGATTTCTCAGAGGAAAATCCTCCTGTTAAGATTGCAGATCAAACAGAGCAGACTTCTATAAGTTGGTTTTTAAGTTAATGGCTATAGAATATAAAAGTAAAAAAGTAGATTTAACTACAACAAATAATACCACTATATACACATGTCCTGCAGAGACTAAAGCTATTATCAAATCAATATTAATATCTGATGACTCTGGCTCAGGTGACACAGCAACCTTAACAATAACAGATGCAAGCTCTGCTGTATTTAGATTGAAGAAAGAAACTGTAAGTGGTGATGCAACAGATGAGATATTGACGCACCCTTTAATTATGGAAGCTACTGAGATATTAAAAGCGCAGGCTGTAACAGCTGGTAGACTGCACGTAATAGTAAGTTTAATGGAGGTAACGAGTGATACAAATAACCCACTGTAAATTTGCCCGTGCCCCCCTTGTTAGAAAGGTACAAAAAAGGTATAATATTTAGATGCAGTTTGCAGGTCCTCTCAATCCAGGTGATATGGCGGTGCGCACAAATGAAGTAGCACCAGGTGTTGCCGCATTATTACGTAAGCAAGGTAGAAACGCTAACAGTGGAATATATGAATTACCTGTAGCTAAACCAGAGAACCCAGATTTTTATAATATGTCATTAGACAATGTACAATCACAATTAAGAAATTTTGCAAGAACTATTAATACATTAGCGCCCGAAGGTGAATCTCTTGCATACATTAATCCAGAAGAAGCGGGCATACTTAAACTATTAGGTGGTGCAGGTGAACCAGAACCTGTCACAGGCATACCTTCATTTTACTTAGGAGAAAGTTCAGATTTTCCAAGTGGCGGTAACAAATCTTCAGGATTAAAAATGAGTGATTTAGGTAAAAGAATTCAAGAAAAAATGAAAAGCTCTAAGCCAGATCCTGTAGGTCGTTCAGAAACTTATGGTGGTTCACAAGACCCTAATCAGTTTGATTATGTGCCTATGATTGCTGGTGGTATTGGCGAAAAAGAATTTGACAAAGATACAGAACTAAAAGATAAAGCGGCACAACAAGCTTTAATAAATGCATATGTAAAAAACACTGTCCCTTTAATGCAACAAGATGCTAGTGGTAAATTTAGATTTGAAGATGCAGGTACATCACAAGCAGGACTAGATGCTCTTCAAGGTTTAGCAGCTTTACGTGGACAGGCTAACAATACTTTATTTAGTAGTGACTTTAACAAAATGTTTAATCAAGCTTTAAAAGACGAAGACATGGTTAAGAAAAATATATTTGGAGATTATACTACAGAAGAAGGTAAGATGTTAAAACAAGCATTGGGTGGAGGATCTTCAGGTGTAGGTAATCTTCTATCATCTATAGGCTTAACAGGTTTACTAAGTAATTTATTTAATACAGATGATTTAACATTGGAAGAAAGATTACGTAGACAAAAGATGATTAAAGAAGCTATGGAAAGACAACAAAAAAATAAAGGTGGCGATAACAATCAACAAACTATGAAAGCAGATACTGAAGAAAAAGAAAAAGAAGACGAGGAAGAAGAAGAAGAAATAGATTTCTTTAGTAATTTACAAAGAAGATTTAATATGCCAATAACTCTTGAATCACTAAGAAACAGATTTATGACAGGTGACCCTAATCGTCAGAACTTATTAGAAAATTTATCTGATGCAGTAGATAGAGCTAAAAAAGAAAACGAGGCAAGCACATAATGTTAGATTTTTTATTTGGAACTAAACAGGCACAGCAAACTTCTACACAACAAGTACAGCTACCTGAGTATATGCAAAAAGCTGCATCATCTTTAGTAGCAACTGCTGGTGATGTAGCAAAAGAAAATTTTATACCGTACACAGGACCTAGACTTGCAGGCTTTTCTGATCTAGAACAACAAGCTATGGCACAGGCTCAACAAGGCAGAGGTCTTGGTGGTCTCAGGGGGGCACAAGCATTTACAGCTGCGACAGCAGCAGGGATGCCAGCAGCCGCTGACATATCAACATATATGAATCCATATATGACAAACGTAGCAGATATTGCCGCTAGAGAATTAACGCGAAGATCTGACATGCAGAGAGTTGCCAACCAAGCACAGGCAACACAAGCCAGAGCGTTCGGTGGTTCAAGAGCAGACATAGTAGAAGCAGAACGTCAAAGAAATTTACAACAAGGTCTTGGTGATATTTATACACAAGCACAGGCTAGAGCTTTTGACACAGCACTAAAAGCAGCACAACAAGATAGACGAACACAATTAGCATCTGGGTTAGGTATGGCACAAACTGCTGCAACTGCAGATGCATTAGAAGCATCTGATATACAAAGACAGTTAGGTATCGGTGGATTACAAAGAGGCATGGATCAATCAATACTAGATTTAGGCTATCAACAATTTGTACAAGAAAGAGACTTTCCAAAACAACAACTTGGATTTTACTCTGATATATTACGTGGTGTTCCAACAGGATCAATGACTACTACAGTAGGAGCAGCTCCACAACAACCTAGTTTGTTTGGACAAATAGCTGGTGCTGGTATAGGTGCATTGGGAGCAGCAGGTAATTTAGGATTAACATGGGGAGATATAACAGGATTTTTTAGCTAATGGGAATACAAGTAGGTAAAGACGGAGAATTAGTTTTAACTTTAGATGATGATTTTAATCTTTCTACTGATGCATTAAGAACATTAGGATTAGATACATATGGCGCTAAAAAGAATACTCCTGGTGGTATACTAAAAGATTCAAACTTAGCCCCATTTATTTTTCCTGCAGGAACTAACAATCCTTTAAAAATGGCTATGGATAACTTATCAGACAAAACCTATAACGCCATGTTACCTGATGTACCAGAACCATTGAGTGATCAGGAATTGAAAGACATAGAATTAAAAAAATTAGAGAAAGAACTAAATCCTTCAAATGCAATTGATGAATTTATAAACCGCACAATAAATCCTATGAAAGAATTTCTTACGGAAGATCTTATGGATATGATTAAAAATCCAGATGGTATGGATTTACTTAATAGATTATTACCTGATGATCTTAGAGAAGATATACTTAAAGAAAAAAATAAAACAATGATAGACGGAGTTCCAGGTTCAACAGATAATAAAGATTCTAAGTCTGATATAAAAATTAAAGAAATTATTGAACAACTAATACCACCTACTAAAAAGAAAAACTTAAGCGATTTAGAAGAAGAGTTAAAAAAATTTAACGAAAAAAACAGAGGCAAAAAAGGTGACGACACTACAGATTCTGGTAATAGAGATCTTGCAAAGCAAATGGAAGAAAATGCAAAAAAACAAACAGAAGTTAAACCAGAGAAACCTAAATCTAAAATAGAGAAGATTATGGATGGTCTTTTAAGTAAAGATGATTTCCTAATGGACTTAGGTTTAAGTTTAATGCAAGGTGAAGGATTATTCCCTGGTGTTGTTAAAGCTGCTAAAGCACAAAAAGCTGCTGATAAATCTGAAGCTGCATCTAAACTTCAAACTGAACTAGCAGAATCTTTAATCAAATCAAGACTTGCGCCTGCTGATGTTTTACAGATTGCACAAATAGAAGCAGCTAATGTAAACCCAGATCCTAACAGTCAAGAATATAAAGATGCACTTAGCGCGTCTATTATTAGACAAACAACAAAAGCAGATGATGATGATCTTAGTGTCACTGACTTAATGACATTAAGTTTATACGCAGGTGAAGACTTACAAAAAATTGCAAAAGATAGACTATCAAGTGATACAATAAATATTCCTGAGTTGGGTGGTAAAGAGCAACCTATTATATCTTACAACCAAAACGCAGCGGCTAAATCATAACTAAAAAAGCGTAAGCTTTTTGAATACACTATTGTGTAAAGGACATAAATGGCAGAAGAAACAACAGGCATAGATTTAAGTAATATAAACTTAAACAATATTAAGACTTTAAATGAAATGCTTTCTGATGCCGCGTCAGGACAACCTTCATCAGCTGCTGTCGAAGCAAAAAATAATTACTATTCTATATCAGACGATCCTTCAGCTCCACTTGTAGAGATCCCTAAAAATTTATCCCCTGAAGAAGTAGATGCGTATCTAGCATCTGATGAATTACAAGCACAAATATTTAATCAAGGATTTTTATACATTCCTGGCACAGCCGCTAGAAAAATAGAAGCTCCTACTCTGGATGAAAAAGGAGCATTCGCTAGAGGCTTTGGTCAGATAAAAGATTTAATATTAAATGCTCCAACATATATAAATAATAGTTTTCAAGATATAATAGGTAACGAAGATTACCAGATAGAATTAAACTCTATAATCCGACAGTATGAAACTGATGCAGCAGCTAAATCATTTTTTACTACAGAAGATGGAGAGGTTAAACCATTCGCACCGAGTGTAGAAGATATATTTATGTCAGGTGACGAGGGAAAAATAGGAGACTTTATAGATTACGTAGCAAATCTTGGTGGACAAATCACAGCTGCTGCTATCCCACAAGCAATAATAGGATTGGCTTTAAAGTTTACACCAGCAGGAAGAGCTGTTCAATTTACAGCACAAGCAGTTACGTCTGCTGCTGCTTTAGGTTTACCTCTTATTTTGGGTAAACAATTAGAAGAAACAGATGATCCAAATGCAGCAGTTACGCTTCTAGGAAGTTCTGTATTTGGCACAGTAGAAGCAGCACTTGGTCTTCCATCAAGAGTTATAACAGGAGCAGTAAAGAAAAAAATTGGAGAACAAGCTTATAACAATTGGGCTAGATCATTTGTTACAGGCGGATTCAAGTCTGGTCTTCTTGAGGCTACAGCAGAAACACTTCAAGACGCAACTATAGAAACAGCAGGTGCAGCAGAACGTGTTGATGATATATCAGAATTACCACAAGAATTATCTAAAACATTTTCTGATCCTGCAGTTTTAAAAAATTTAAGAGAAGCTGGTTATGGTGGATTCATAGGAGGTTTTTTATTTGGTGGTCCAATACAGGTAGTTTCTGATAGGCACGCAAAACAAGCATATGAATCTGCTAAAAAATTTGAAGGCACCACTAGGTTAATAACCACTACTAACTTTAATGATCCTGCAGTAAACGAATATAAAGAAAAGAAAGTAACCGTTAAAGATTTACCTGAGATAGCAGACAAAGATGGTAATGTCATAAAAGATAAAGACGGTAATCCTGAAGTTCCTAAATTTGTAGTGGTAGGTACAACAGTTATAGATGGTGAAAAACATGTTGTATTAATTAACACTACTGATAAAACAGATATGCCAAGCACAACTGTTCCTTTAAAAGAAGCTCCAAATTTATTAAGTATTTACACAGAACCAGAAGTTGTAGAAAAAACAGAAGTCAATACAGAGGCTATACCAGATACCACAACAACTTTATTTAATGAAATATCTGAAGATAATAAAAAAAATAAAAGAAAGATAATAGGTGTTACCGAAGAACAAGGTGAGTTAATTGCACAAGAAATGCGTAAAGGCGTTTCTTTTGAAGAGGCTGTTAAGAAGCACGCACCTGGTGCTGCTTACATGGACTTTAATAAAAAGAAAGAAACTAAACCTGCAGAAGTAATTGAACCAGAAGAAGAGACTTTTGTAAATCATAATAAGAATACTGTTAAGGCTGCTGAAAGAAGATTATTAGAGAGAGGGTATTCTAAGAAAACTATAAACTCTATATATAAAGAACCTAATGGTAGTGACGATATAATATCATTAGCAGATGATGAAATGAATTATATAGATGACTTACGTTCTGACTTAGAAAATTTAAATTACTATAAAGGACCTGAAGGCATTGCTAAGATAGAGCGTTTACAAGAAGATATTGCTAAAGGTAAGCGAGGTAAGACTAGAGGTAGAGAATTATTAGAAGACATTGTAAAAAGTAAAATAGCATTCCAACCTATAGAAGTAACTAACAAATATAGATCTGGTGAAAAAGTCGTGCCCCCTTTGTCGAAAGAAGAATTACAAAAAGCAGGATATACTGTAGCCCCAATAAAATATATAAAGGCAGATTTTGAGAAAGATCTTATTAATAGTAGAGCTGAATTAAATAACACTACAGATGTAAATGAAAGAAGTATTATAGAAAGAAGAATAAGATATTTAAAATCTTTATTTAAAATATCTGGGCAACCTTTAGAAAACAGATACAATACTCTAAGAAGTATGATAACTGGTAAAGGTTACTTATTTTTAGATCGTCAAATAACTAAGATAGGAGACTTACCTGCACAATTAAAAGGAGTGCAAGATGCTTTAGATGGTGCACTAAAAAACAATTTTTTAAGTGACGTAGAAAAAAGATTATCAGTATCAGAATTTACAAAGAGAATAGATAATATATTACAAGATCAATCAGACTTTGACGTATTGCTAATTAGTTTAGGAGCAACAGAAACCATACCTTTAAACGAGTTATCTAAAATTAGTATGGGTAATCCTATAATAAGCAAAATAACTAAAGATGTTAAAGGTAAAATAATACCACAATTTAAAAAAGAAACCACAATGCAATGGTCTTTGCAAGGTGATAGCCCTAAAATGCAAGATAGTTTCCAAGGAGATCTACCTAAGTTAAGAGAACAAATGGTAGATGAATTGCAAAGGTTAATGGGATTAGGTCCAAATGATTTAGAGATAGTAAATAATTTTTTAACAAACACAGGCGAAGCTCTTAATGGTGGGTTCTTAGTAGATTTTGCTACAGTAGATGTAGCAACAAGAATGAGAACTATAGCTACATTACTTAATAGTGGAATGCCTATGGAACAAGCTACATTAGTAATACCACAAATAGTTCCACAAAATAAAATAATAATAAGCACAAATGCTAATGAGCCTTTTGCTTTTAATCTCAAACAAGATCCTAGATTATTTACATTACATCACGAGACCATGCACGCTTTAATGGTAAATGGTTTCTTTACAAAAGAAGAAACTAAAATACTAAAAGATGCCGCAAAAAATTATTGGATGAAACAATATGACATAAGCAACAGACCTGGCGCAGATAAATTAACAGAGGAACAGTTACAAGAAGAAGCTATTGCAAACGCTTTTGCGGGGTACATGGCTTTTAAATATCAACCTAGAGGTTTTATCGCCACATTATTTTACAGATTAAAATCTTATATAAACGCATTATCTAATGTTTTATTTAACAATGCATATACTAATGCAAATGAAATATTTGAACAAATAGATTTGGGCAAAATTAAAAAAAGAAAATATGATGCAGAAATACAAAGCTCTTTAGATTTATCTTACAGGAATGCAGCGTATATAGCTGGTAAAAAAATAAAAGACATTAAAAAAGAATTAGAAACTTCAGCAGTGAAGGGGGGCACCGCGGAAAATGTGGGTCTTGTAGGTGTCAGTACGCAAAACAAAGCTGGTAATATAATATTAAATAGTCCTGCTATACGTAATGCCGTAAATGCAATGGCTTTAGAAGCAACTAAAACTTCACCAGAATTAGGTTTGGCAATAGATAAAATATATAATTATGTTAACCATTTGACAGGTAATCAAAATGAAACAGGTTTACCTACAGTAAGTGATATTATTGAAATGGATAGTTTAATAACAGACACAAAAAGATTATTATCATCTATAGATTATCGTAATTATACAGGAGCTGGTCTAACCCCACCAGGAGTTAGTAGATCTAACTTATCTAATGATTTAAATAGACTAAGAGCAACTCTTACTACACCGCAACAAAAAGATGCAATGCAATTATTAATAAATTTAATTTATACTAATTCAGGATTAGACTCTTCGCTCAATGGTACACAGAGAGGAAGAAGTTTAGATATAGCTGCTACTATATTTGCAACTAGATTAACAGAACAGAATATAGCTTTAGCTAACTCTCCTGTTATAATGTATCATGGTAGTAAAAAAGAATTTGAAGTATTTAAAAGACAATTTAAAGATGATTTCTTTTTTCATATAGGAAGTCCTGTTGCTGCTAATATAGCGGTTAACCGTAAAGCGGATGCTAATCCTAGTATTATTATGAGAGTCATACCTAATTTAAAAAATCCTTTACGTATGAAAGACATTGGTACTTGGGATGCTGACACTATTTTAAATGAATTAAATATAACTGATACTAGAGGCAGGGGTGCTTTTACAACTAAGAAAGGTATATTTGTATCATCTGACATGGAAGCTGCTATAACTGGACCCGATGGTGTAGTAGACTATGAACTAATAAATGTATTACATCAACAAATATTTACACCAGAAGAAACTCTAAGATTAAAAAGAGCTTTTAAACGTGAAGAAGATATCTTACGAAAAGTTCAAGAAAGTGAAATAGAAGCAGCTCGTAAAAAAATAGATGAAGATGATTTAGCTGCACAAGCTTCTGCAGTGCGTAAAATAGAAGGCGAATATAAAGATAAAATAGATAAAGCAAAAGACGAAAGATTAGCTAATGCATTAAGTAAAAAAGGTTACGATAGTATAGTTTATTTAAATTTAAATGAAGCATCGTCTGTAGAAGGCGGACCTAGAGATTCTTATATAGCATTTAAAAATGAACAACTAATACCAATTAAAGAAATACCTGCTGATTATGATTTAGGTAATCCTTTATTCCGCGCATCTTTAAATTCTAATCAAGATCCTTCTGCAACAGATTCTACACTTGATGAATTTCCTGAAATGAACAGACAGCAAGAAAATCAATCTATACGAATTGTAGACAAATTAGTAGCAGACTATAGAAAAGCGTATGATGGTAATGTAAAACAATCTGAAGAACAAGTTGTAGAAAAGTTAAATAAATATAATAAGATTGCTACCCACATAAGAATTTGGGCAGCTAATAACCCTATCTTTTCTCCTCTGTACAACACAGTAAAAGGCAGAGAGCAATTTACAACTGGATTACAGTTTCAATTACAACAACTTTTAGCTAGAAACTATCAGCCTGCTATGAAAGATACGCAAACAAATATTAACTTAACTAAAGCATTAGAAATATCTTCACAAGTTCCTGGTAGATATCTAGCAGATAGACCGCTAGATCAAGGTGGTAGAATTACTTTTATTGCTAAAGAAGATGGCAGAGGGGCAGGTAGTACATTAAAGGCAGGAGATGTTGTAATATTAGAAGGTGATGCAGCTCAAGCATATCTTGATGTACAAGAAGCTATGCAAATGGCTAATAAAGAAATTATTAGAGGATTGATGGCTAATGAAAATGTTACACCTATGTTAAAATTTGCAATTGGTGTTATAAAAGCCAACAGACCTGATTTAGCCGATACTACATTTGGTGATAATGAAACTCCTATTGTAAATTATGATGATGATCAAATACAAAACATGGAATATGATGAAGTTAAATTTCTTGTTGATGCACTAAAAGATCCTGCTACATATTTACAACCTAATAATAAATATAGTGTAGAATTAGCTAAGGTAGCAACTACTGTACTTAGTAAGGAGGCTACAGAAAGAGATGCGGATGGTTCTATTATTAAAACTACAGGTGTAGGCACTGGATTAAATGCTTTGGTGCAAGAATTATTTACATATAAAACTTTTAAACAAAATGATTATGTACCACTACAAAGATACGGTAATTATTTTATAGCTGTAAAAGATGCAGATGGTAATGTAATAGAATATAGAATGTTTAATAAAGGAAAGTTTTTTGGTAAATTTTTAAATGAAGAGGATGATGTTAGAGAAGAGTTAAAAAAGAAATACCCTAACTTAGATATAGATAGTTTAGAAACTAGAGAGGTAGATATACAAAACTTAAGACAAGGAGCCAACGCTGATTTGTCACACATGGATTCTATAGCACAATTCTTATCAGATTTAAATGCTAATAATTATATAGATGTTAGAAAAGAATTAGAAACATTAATAAATAAAAAAGTTGGAGCAGACATACGTGGCTATGGTGTATTCTTAAAACCTAGAAAAGAACAAGGTGGTGTTCCTGGATTTAGCATTGATTTTGGTAGAGCTATAAGTCAATACTTAACACTTGCAGCAGGATTTGCTGGCAAGAATAGATTTAAAACTACAGAAATAAGATTGTTAAATGATGTTAAACAAAGTGGTAAGAAAAATTTAAAAGATGCTGTTACTAGATGGTATGAATATTCAGACGATCCTTATCAAGAGTTTGCGTTACCTAGAAGATTAGGTTTCTGGTGGTATTTAGGAGGCAACATATCATCTGCCTTACTACAAACAATGAGTATACCTCAATTTGTTTTTGGTAAGTTAGGTACTTTTTCTAATACAGCAGTAGCTACAAAAGAATTAATGGTAGCCCTAAACGATGCTAGAAGAATGTTAACTTTACCTGGAATTACTCAAACTAAATTTCAACAAAGAACTTTACAAGATATATTTTTAGACTTTAGTAAGGTGCCAGATGATGTTAAACAAGATTATTTAAGAGATGTAGCTAACGGTATAATAAAACCAGGATCTGCTTTTAAAGAATCTGGTATGCCCACAAGTCAAGTTAATTATAGAACTACCAGCAAAGTTAGAGAAGGTTTAAAAACTGCTGAAAATACTGTAATGGGTGGTGCTTTTGCTACTATGGAAACATTTTCACGTACTGCTGCTTACATTGCAGCATATAGATTATTTAGTAAAAATAAGAAAGCCAGAGATAAAGCTCATAAATATTTTATGCATGATGCTAATTATAGATATTCCCTACAGTTAAACAATAATGAAATTAGTCCTAGAACATTATCACAATTTGTTATTGAAGAAGACTTTGGTGTATATGGTAAGACCGAAAGACCAGCAGTAATGCGTGGTCCTGGTTCTGTGGTATTCTTATTTAATACATATGTAGCACAGATGTTAAGTCAAATATTTAGAAACCTAACAAGCAGAGGTTTGCTTGGAAAAGAAATGGCTGCAAAGGCATTGACAATGATAGGTTTAACTGGTGGTATATTTGCTACTCCTTTCTTTGATGATGCCGCGTGGTTGGCAGAGTTTGTATACAATCAAGTTACAGGTATAAGAACAGATAGAAGACAAGTTATAAAAAGATACTTTGCTGATTACGGTTTTGGTCCAGGTGTTATTGAAGCTGCAGAAAATGGTTTAGTAAATAAGTGGTTAGGTTTTGATCTAGCTAGCAGAGTTAGATTTAATGTTCCTGGTGTACAACAATTTAAAGCACTTCTAAATATGGCAGGTTTTAACTCTGGAGCTCGTGGTGAAGAAGCCCTTGGAGCTTTTGGCAGCATGACATTTGGTAATGCTCGTGGTATAATGAATAAGATAGAACAAGCAGGAGGTATAAGTCAATTAGATGGTGGAGATTATATTAAGATTATAGGGTCGGCTTTACCTACTTTTATGAAAAATTTAATAACAGCTACAGACTATTATTCGGGCGGTCCTATATTTTCTGGAAAGGGTACTTTATTAATAGATAATCCTACAGCATATCAAGGGTTTTTAAAAACAATAGGTTTTAATCCTACAGAAATACAAAAAGCACAACAGCTATTGTATCTAGAAAAAGTAAATGGTGGTGTTACTGCAGAAGCTAGACAAAGATTTAATACTAGAATAAAAAATTATTACAGAGACTTAATGATATACAGAGATAACCCAAAAAAGCTAGCTGAATTAGCGAAAGAAGAAAGAGAGATTATAGAAGATTTAATTAAGTTTAATAGCAACTTGCACCCTGGATTAAAGTTTTCTCCAAATGTTTATAGACTGATGCAAGAAGCTATGAAAGATGTGAATAGAATTTACAGGATAAGTGGTGGTAGTACGTATGAGATAATGTCTAATCTACAAGATTATCAAATAGCTGGCATGGGTTTACTGCCTGCTCAACCGTACTAACATAGCCAGCTAACCCACTCTTTAGACTTAGAACCCTTAGGTTCATCAACTACCACAGGAACTTGGAATGTCACACCGTATTCTGGGTGTGTAAACCATAACGCTTGTTGTGGTCGCTCTGATGTAAATCTATTTGAGTAAGCATACTCGTCATATCCTTTAGTAGATCCATTAACAATGGTGCCTTTCAAAGATATATACTGGTGGTAGTGCCCAAGTAATACGTAGTCAATAGTCTTATTTCTATTGTGGTATTCTTGTTTAATTTTCTGTACACCACGGGCTATGGGTCCAAGCATACCCACAATTCCCGTGCCCCCTGCCACACCGAGACGATCTCCATGTGTTAGTAAGTAATTAATACCATAGACTTTATATACTGTGTCAAAGCCTGTAGGTATTTGGAACTGTATACGGTTATCATTTTTAAAATGTCTTGCTAACAGATTGTACAGCATCCAATCATAGTTAGTTTTTGCCGCTTGTTTGTGGCGATATTGCTTGTAAGTTCTGGAGTGATTACCATAGGTACAGGGTACAAATACTTTACCGAAAACTTTAGCAAATCTTTCTAGTGCCCATGTCATATTATCTAGCAAATCCAACACATGTTCTATATTAGTGCCATCATTGTTTTCTGCTAGCTCGTCATGTATATCACCAGATATCATATCGCCACCCAAAGCACAGATTATTCCTGGATATCTAGGATTAACCATGTGATTCGTACATAAGTCAATAGTAGTTTCTACTACGTTCTTAAATCTTTTTAATGCTATATCTCTATCGTATTTATTAATACCATTAACAGCTTGTTCATCTACCACTTCGCCCCAATGAAAGTCAGATAAAAATATAGTAGGCACACCTGGTGCACCCTTTGCTTTTGTATTTTTAGTCAGCCATTTTGGCGGCTTGGCTACATGCTTTTCTGCTTTTATTAAACTGTCTTTTAATCTTTGATGCGCTAAGTTTTCTCTAGCTAGTACATCTACTTTCTTTTTTAATTCACGAACTTCTGTATCGTGTTCATACTGCTGTTCTATTAATGCTGCTTCTGCATCGGGGGGCACGACTGTGGGTTTAATACCCTGTAGTTGTGCTTGTTCTATTCTTTCTAGTAGTGTTGTGCGTGGTATACCCAGCTCTCTGGAAGCTGCGGCTTTGTTACCCTTGTTATTAATTACTGCATTTAATGCATCAATTAATATACTTTTTGCTGTTGGTTTACCCATGATGTTCTCCTGTAATTGTGGTATATTACCATTATTTTATGCTATTGTCAAGTAAATTCCACTGTGATATAATTATCTAATGATACACACAGATGCAATAGAAATGACAGCTCCTGTTGTTAAGATTACTGGGGATGCGGTTAAAGTGGAAGAATCTTCAGAAGATTCTGAATCTAAAGAGTAAAGGAAATCCATGAACAGAGCTGCTATGGAGCAGATGATTAAAAATGCTCCTGCTTCTCGTAAGAGAAAGCCTAAAAAAACTAACGTGGATAAGCGTGTTAAGAAGTTAATGTCTAAGCAAGCTAAGAAAAAATCTTTCATGTCTAATTTAACTAAGCCCGCTCCTACTTTAGCTAGGATACAAAAAAATTTAAAGATGAAAAAGAAAAGAACATGAAGAAAAAATCTACAGTTAATAAAGCAGGTAACTATACAAAACCTGGTATGCGTAAAGCATTATTTAATAGGATCAAAGCTAGCGGAAAAGGTGGTGCCCCAGGACAGTGGTCAGCCCGTAAAGCTCAAATGTTAGCTAAACAATACAAAGCAAAGGGCGGAGGTTACAAATGATTCGTATTATTAAAAAAATTGTTTGCAAAATATTTCGTATAAAAGAATGCAAATGCAAATTACCTAAGAAAAAGAAAGGGAAAAAATAATGCCAATGGGAAAAGGAACTTACGGAAGTAAGAAAGGCAGACCATCTAAGAAAGCTAAGAACCAGAAGCCAATGAAAGAAGTTAAGAATGGTAATGGTACAAAAGGTAAATTAACTGGAGCTCAAAAGACTTTACCTAAGTTCTTGCAAGACAAGATTACGAAGTCTAAAAAGAAAAAGTAATGGCTCTTGCCAAATCGCAGAGAAGTTTAAAGTCATGGACCAAACAGAAATGGAGAACCAAATCTGGAAAGCCATCGACACAAGGACCTAAAGCTACAGGAGAAAGATATCTACCTTCTGCTGCTATAAAGTCTTTGTCATCTGCTGAGTACGCTGCCACTACTAGAGCTAAAAGAAAAGCCAGAGCTGCTGGTAAACAACACGCGGCTCAACCAAAGAATATAAAGAAGAAAACAAAAAGATTTAGAAAGGTATCATAATGTTTAACTTATTGGTAGGACCTCTAACATCTTTGTTAGGAGATACAGTTAAGGGGTTTGTTGAGACTAAGAAAGCAAAAGCTGACTTAGCTTTGACAGAAATAAAAGCACAGAAAAGTTTAAAAGAACAACAGATCGCAGGTAAAATATCGTGGGAAGCTTCTGCTGTAGATCAAATGAAAGGGAGCTGGAAAGACGAGGTAATTTTACTATGCCTGTTGGTTCCTGCGGTACTAGTATTTATTCCTGGGTGGACACCACACATTAAGGCAGGATTTGAAGCACTGCACAGCTTACCAGATTATTATAAACATTTATTATATATAGCTTGTAGCGCTAGCTTTGGTATCAAAGGAGCTAAAGGTGCTATGGGTTTATTAACTAAAAAGAAAGGGTAACCATGAAGAAAAAAGGAAAAGCTAAAGTTAGAAAAGTTATATCTGGTTTAGGTAAAGCAGTCAAAGCACACACAGCCCAGAGAAAACTTTTAAAGTCTGCACTGAAGAATGGCAAATCCTAGGATACCTAGAAAGAAAGGACAACCAGCTGGATCTAAAAAACATTCAGACTTATATACAGATGAAAACCCTAAAGGAACAATCAAAGGACTTGGGTTCAAAGATGAATCATCAGCTCGCAGTAGCGTGGCTAAGATTCGTAGAAGCGGTAGAAGTCATGCCCACAAAACTCAAGCGGCTATTGCAATGGAGCAGCGAGCTCGTGTTGCTGGCAAGGCTAAGCCTGCTTCTATATATAGAAAGTTTATTGAAGCCCAAAAAAAGAAAACAAAATCAAAAAGACGAACATGAGAAACACTGGGGAATAGGAGGATTTTAATGTTTGAAGAACTTAAGGAGAGAATAAAAGAACACGAGGGATTTAGAAATATCGTATACAAGGATAGCTTAGGATTTGCTACCATAGGATATGGTCACCTCGTTACAACGGAGGATAGCTATGAAGAAGGTATTGAATATAGTCAAGAACAATTGGAAGCCGTGTTTGAAAGTGATTTTGAAAGCGCCTGTAATTCTGCTGACGTGGTCGCTCAAACAAATAATATCAATCTTGACGATCATCCGCAACCTGTTAAAGAGGTTCTTATAGAAATGGTATTTCAGCTAGGTGTTGGGGGTGTAGGTAAGTTTAAAAAATTCTTAGCAAACTTATCTACTAAGACTTATCACCTAGCCGCAGATGAAATGCTCGACTCGCGCTGGGCAAAACAAACCCCGATGCGTGCTGAAAAACTTTCTTATATCATAAGAGAACTAGCTCACTAGAGTGGCATATTTAAATCACAATCTGCCGCCATTTAGCGCATACATTAGAAATGAATACTTATTCGACCACGAAAGGGGGCACGGAGAATATACGTTTGCTGATGTGCACACAGTAAATAGTTTAGAAAGAAGAGCGTTACTATTTGAATGTCTATTACCTAATGGAGTAAACTGGACACGAAGACCTATCCATGCATTTTGTTGGAAGAAAGACGCACCTAAACATCCTTTAAATATACATCAATATTGGGATTGCTTTTCACCTTACGTGGATGTACAGAGAAGAAATAGATTAGCAAACTGTAGAGCAGAACTTGTAGACTACAAAGGTACAAAAAGAAAAGGTACATATATGTTTACTATAGACTGGGCATGGGAAAATAAAGCAGGTATGTTAGATACAAACTTTAGTGAAGACCCAGAACACAAATGTGCTCACATGTTTAGAATGGATGATGGTAATTTTTTTGCATACCCTAACAATAGAACTATCTG